GCGCCGTACAGCCGATTCCAGCTGATCCTGGGGTATCAGGACGTCCGCATCCAGTACGACCAGCACGTCCCACGTGCCGCGGGCAGCGTCGTTGATCGCCGCGCTGCGGTTGAACGGACCGGCGGGGGACCGGCCCTCCACGATCGGGACGCCGGGGAAGTGCTGCTCGTAGTGTGCGCGTGTAAACGCCCACAGCGTGTCGCGGTGCCCGTCGTCTGATCGCCAAGGTACGGCGAGCCGGGTGGAAGGTTCGCGCCCCCCACCCGGCCCCACCGTGCTCATGCTCTCGCTGCTCCCTGCGTTACGAGGCCAGGTTGCAGACGGAGAACATCTCCGGGTAGTAGATGGTCAGGGCCAGGCGTTCCTCGGCCCTGATCGCCACCAGGTTCCGGCGGAAGTAGTCATCGTGGCTGTTCGATGCTTCCAGCCTGATGCCACCCCTGCGCCACACCTGCCCACCCTGGGCGAAGTTGCCCACAAGCGGGAACCCGAGCGGGGCGCGCTGGCTGATGACCACCGCGACGCCCCAGGGGTTGCGGGCGGGACCGGCGTACGGCCCGCCGCTGTAGTACTGACCGGCGACCGAGTCCTTCTTCACCGCGAGGGTCCACCAGTCCGTCGGGTGGATGAACAGCCCGTCGGGATCGACCTTCGCGTTGACCTGGACGTCGTTGATACCGGCTGCGATCGCGTCGAAGCCGTTGCCGTCGGTGCCACCGATGTCCGTGCTGTCACCCACGCCGGTGGCGGCGCCGTAGATTTCGGTGGCCAGCTTCTTGTCCTCAGCCTGGCGCACCATGAACGGCAGCTGTGCGTTGATGTAGTCACGCACCGCCGGGCTGTCCTCGATCATCTCTTCCGAGATCGGGATGAACGCTGCGAGCTTCTCCAGCGTCTCCGTCGCGTCGTCGAACGCGAACTCCGCGCCCGGCTTCTGCTGATCCTCGATCGTGACCGCGTTCGCAGGTGCGTTCCGCGTGGTGACGATGATGTACTTGATCGTGTTGCTCGTCGCCACGCCTTGCGCGAACAGCCCTGCCAGCGACGGCGTCTCCTGCCGCAGGCTCGGGGTCTTGAGACCCGCGAGCTGCTGCTCGAAGACCACGCCTGCGTTGTTGCCGGTCTTCTCCATCACCGGATCGCCAGCGGCACCCAGGAACTCGATCGCCGGGGTGCGCCATGAGCCCGTGATTCCGGCCTGCAGCAGCGCCTTATACCCGTCCGAGTTGACGAACGCGTCGCCGGGAGTGTGCGCCAGGCTGGCGGGGACAGACTCTGGCTCGGTGGCCAGCTGGTGCCCGAGCTTCTCGATCTGACCACGGAGCGCGTCGTTGTCCTCGGCGTCCTTGATCTTCAGCGCGAAGTCCTGGGCGGCCAGCGTGTGCTCCTTGACCATTGCCCGCTCGCCCTCGTTCAGGGCGCGGCTCTCCTCGTCGGCCTGGTCCACGATCTCCTGTGCGGCCGTGACGTGCCGTTCCTGCTCTTGCTTGAAGTACGTGAGCGCATCCACGTGACTTCCCCTTTCAGTTGCGTGTGGGGTGTTGGCCACTCACGGCGCCAGCGGCGCCGCTACTTGGACTGCGACAGGCGTGCAAGCATGGCTCGCAGGCGTGTCTCCTCGTCTTGCTCCGGCGTGGTCGGTGCCTGATCGGGCGTGACTGCCTGATCGGGGACCATGTCCTCAACGCCGGTCTCGGCCGGAGTCTCCGCCTGCAGGGGGCCGTCCCCCGCCTCGGCTTGCTCCGGGTTGACTTCGCGCATGTGCGCCTCGAGGTGGCGCTGCGCGGCCTCGCGGTTGGTGAGGCCTTGGGTCTGCGGGAGCCGGGCCAGCGCGTTCCGCACGCCAGCCGCGTTCGGCCCTGCAGAGGGGTTCTTGTGGTGGGGGAGCGCCCACGACTGGCGCTCGTTCGGATCGCCCTCGCGGCGCCCGGCGCAGATCGCGCGATAGCACGCCGCCATGTCGCACGCGCTCATGGCCGCGTTGCCGTCCCACTCGCTGTTGTCCACGGCGGCGCCGAAGTGCTGCAGCGATTCCACCAGCGCGGGCATGTGCTCCTCATCCACACGGGGCACCACGTCCACGTACACCTTGCCGACCGTCCTGCCGTCGTCGGTGGCCTCTGGTGCCTCGGGCGGCGGCGCCGTGCTGAACGACATGGTCTCGACGCTGCCCAGGTTGACCGTGCTGGCCGTGCTGGTCTCCATGAGCCCGCCGGGCGTCATCGCCGCCAGCTGCTGGGGCTCCTGGTGCGACCGCGCCAGCAGCTCGCGCACCACGCCCTCGACGCTGCCCTCGCGGTCGGCCATGCCTGCGGCCAGCGCGGCGCTGCCGGTAACCACCCGGCCCTCGCCGTAGCCCTGGCGCACGCTGGCGATCGGTACGCGCCTGCCCTTGGCCACATCACCCACGAACATGCCGTAGTACTCGTTGACCATGCCCTGCAGGTGCGCCGTGGCCTCGTCGGTCAGCGGCTCGAACGGGTTGCCCTCGGTCTTGAACTTGCCAGCGCTGACGAGCGTGGTCTTGACGCCGCCCTGCTCGTGCTTGGCGCTCTGATCCTCGTGGGCGGTGAACACGCCGATGCTGCCCACGCGGGAGCTGGCGCTGACCACGATCTCATCGGCCTGGCTTGCCAGCCAGTAGGCGCCGCTCGCCATCTCGTGGTTCGCCACCGCGATGATGGGCTTCTTGCCGCGCGCACCCCTGATCTCGGCCGCCATCTCCGGCACGCCATCCACCATGCCGCCCGGGCTGTCCACATCCAGCACGATCGACGAGACCTGCGGGCTGGCCATGGCCTCGCGGAACTGCCCGCGCAGCTTCTCGATGCTGGTGCCACCGCTGACCTCGCTGAACATGTCGGCTTTCGGTACCAGCACCCCGGTCATCGGGATCACCGCCACGCCCTTCGCGCCCTCTGCAGGCTCGCGCCTGCGGGCGGCCGCCACCCGTGCTTCGATCTCCTCGGCCGCCAGCGGCGCACCGGCCACGCGGCGGGCCAGGATGTCCACGATCACGGGCAGCACCGACTCCTCAACGGCCCACGGGCGCGTGCTGACCAGGCGCAGGACGTTGGAGTAGCGCCGGGCCACGCCCTGGCTCTGCTGCTGGCGCTTGACCTCGACGAAGGCTTGCCGCGCCGCAGGATCGCGCATCAGCTCGGTGAACTCTTCGGTCACCTTCTCGTCCACTGCGAACACGTCCTCAGTCATGACTCCTCCAGGGTCCCGATCACGAAGCCGGGTTCGTCGTGGTGGCCGTTCGATGCGGCCACGCTCAGCTCGGTCCCCTCGGTGTCCTGCTCTTCCTGCTCCTGCTGCGGCAGCTCATCGTCGCCGTACAGGTAGTTCCCCGGGCGCGCAGGCTCCCCATAGTCCCCGCCCAGGGGTGCCAGCCCGCGCTTCGCCCTCATCTCGTCCACACTCATCCACGGCACCTGCACCGACTGCCGGGCTGCCTCGGACTGCTGCTCGAAGTCGCCCTCCAGCTTCTCGTCGATGTTGAACCGCACGTACAGCCCCTCGCTGTCCGGCAGGTCTGGGATGAGCTGCAGGCCGATCGCCCCCTCGATCAGCGCCATCCACGGCCCCAGCGTGTCCACGTACAGCAGCTTGCGGAACTCCTTCATGCTGGCGAACGTGGCGGTGGCCTTGCGGCTGAGCACGGCGAGCGGGATGTGGTAGGCCGTGGCCACGGTGTCCAGCGTGAACTCACGCCCGGCGATGTACTCGCTGTCCTTCGGCGAGAAGCTGTCGGGGTTCCAGGTCATGCCGTCCTCAAGGATCGGCGCCTTCCCCGCGTTCTCGGCCCCGGCATGCCGGTTCTGCCAGTCGGTGCGGAAGCGCTCGCGCGCCCTGTCGTCCCACTCGCCGGAGACGTCGGCGGGCGGGCGCTCGATCACACCATCGCGCCCGGCGTGGTTACGCCAGAAGTACTCGCGATGGCGCGACGCCTCGTAGTCCTCGTTCAGCACGGCGTGCAGTGCCTCGAGCGGGCTGATGCCCACACGCGGGTCGATGGGGTTGTAGAACTTGAAGTGGACGATGTCATCGGGGTCGATCGGCGTCGGTACCCCGGTGCTGGGGTTGTCCAGCAGGTATGCGGACGGCCCGGTGAGCACGTTGCCGCCGCGCGGCTGCACGTAGCTGGGGGGCAGCCGGTACAGCTGGCGGGCGTTGCCCTTGAACTCCTTCAGCCAGTAGGCGTTGGCGTAGACGGCCAGATCGCTCACCGTGTCGCGCGTCATCTCGAAGCGGGTGTTGTACGGGTTGGGCTGCTGCAGGAGGGCGACCAGCGGGTGCGCCGAGACCGGCACGGGCTGCGACCCCTCGGCGCCGCGCCACGCCTTGATGTTCAGCGGCGCCATGCCCAGGGCCAGGAAGCTCACGCACGTCCGCACGGCGGGTTGGGTGCGGTACAGCGCGTCATATGCGGCCCCGCGGGCGCCCAGGCGGATCGTCTGCACCACGTTGGGCGTAAACTCCACGATCGCCGCGCCATCGCTGGCGGTGCCGCCGAACGGAGAGGCCGCGACGATGCGGTGCGGCAGGTGCCGTGCGACTCGATCTTGAAGGCTCATGCCGATTCCTCACGTTTACGAATCTGCTAACGGGTTCACCGCAGGTGGCGGGGGGTGAGCCTCCGCGGATCGGCCCCGAAATGGGGCGAGATGCCTTGCGCTGCGCGTGTCAACCCCGTCGGATTCCGGCCGATATGCCCTGCAGCCCCGTCGCTCTGGGCCTCATTCGGGCTGATTGAAGGGGGTGCGTTCTTATACTGGTAGGTAGCAGGGGTGCTACGGGGGCACCCCAGGAGGGAGGCAACATGCGCACCGATCCACCCGAGGCCCGGCGCTGGTGCGCGCTGGGCTGCGGAGCGGAGCTGGCGGTTGACCAGACGCCGCACAGCCAGTGCCCCAGGTGCCACCGCCCGGTGGTTGACCTGGGGTGGCGGTACCGAGACAACCGGGGCGCGCTGCACTACGCCAGCACGTGGGAGACGCTGCCCCCCGAGATCAGGAGGAGCACATGACACGGGTACGCGACACGCAACGCAGCCGGGTCTACGGCGCGGAGATTCCCGGCCAGCAGATCGGCCGGGGCACCGTGCCGGAGGTCCAGGCCTGGGTGGATCAGATCACCGGCACCAGCTGGTGGCGGGCGCGGTGCCCGGTGAGCAAGATTGAGGTCCGCAACGGCCAGGGCGGCTCGAGCGCCCGTGCGGTGTACAGCACCATCAAGCTCCCGCTGTGGGCACGCACCGACCGCGTGGTGCTGCACGAGGTGGCGCATGTGCTGATCACCCACACCTGCAACGGGGTCGCGCCGCACGGCCGGGAGTTCACCGGCGCCTACCTGGCCCTGTTCAAGCGGTTCATCGGCGGCGAACGGTACGAGACCCAGCGCGCCGTGTTCCGGGAGCGCCGGGTCAAGGTGGGCGCAGCCCCCAAGCCCATCCGATCCGGCGCCCGGCCCCGTGGTGAGTGCGGGCAGTGCGGCAAGCCGGTCGTCCTGGCCACCGCCTGGCGCCTGCGGGCGGTGTTCCCCACCGGCCCCATCGCAGGCAAGATCAGCCCGCCGTTCTGCACCAGGGCGCACCTGCAGGCGTGGGTGCAGGACCACACCGTCCGCTACTGATCGCGGGGGAGGGGCGGCCCCAGGCATCCGGCCCGGGGCCGCCTCCGTCTAGGAACGATTCTAAGGATTCGGCATACGGGTATGCCCGAGGGGTGCTGTGCGCCGATCCTGGGCCGAATGGTGCCCCGGAATGGCCGATTCCAGCGGTTCCCCCCCCCACCTACACCTGCATCAGCCCGCGATCAGCGTAGGCCGATCGTGGCGGCGCCTTGGCCACCAGCAACCGGCGCAGCGCCAGCTCGGCGGCCACCACGCCGTAGACGTTCTCGGGGCTGGCCTTGATGTCGACGCGGCTGGTGCCCCCGTCGGTGGATCGCACCTGCAGGTGCCCCACCTGCCAGGCCGTCACCGGGTTGCCGCCGTGGTTGAACTCGCCGCGGCTGAGCATGCCTTCCCAGTCCACCAGGCTGCTGCCGGGCGCGCTGGCGCCGATCGAGACCAGCTCCACCACCCGATCGGCCATGAGGGGCTGCGCGATGCCCAGGGCGTTGCCGCTGAAGTACGCGACCTCGCGCACGGCGTACCGCTCGGCGGCCTCACGCACGTGCCCCACCACCGTGGGGATGTCCAGCTCGTTGCCCTCCGTGAGC